CTAATAAAAAGTTTTAAGCAATGAAAGTAGAAGACAAAATAGCCAAAGAGAGGTACCTACAAAAGATAGCCTTTGCCAAGAGTGCAGGGGCACGTTTCGCAAATGAAACCGCAGAAGAGCGTAAGGCAAATATAGAGGCGTGCCGTAAGAACCCTCGCCTAATGGTGGAACGTTACTTCCCTCACTATGCCGATGCTCCTTGCGCTGACTTCCAAATAGAATGGGCTAAAATGGTACAAAAGAACCCTACTTTTAAGGGCTTTTGCCAATGGGGGCGTGCGCTTGCCAAATCGGTGTGGAATGATATATTCCTGCCTTTTTGGCTGTGGCTACAGGGGGAGCCTATGTACTTGGTAATTATCGGCAATAGCTATGAGCGTGCCGAGCAGCTGTTGGAGGATATCAAAGCAGAGTTTGAAGCTAACCCGCGTATCCTCGCCGACTTTGGTGAGCAAAAACAGCTGGGCACTTGGGAAGATGGCTTCTTTATTACCAAGGGGGGCTTTATAGGGCAGGCTCTTGGTATGGGACAAAATACGCGTGGATTACGTGTAAAAAACAAACGCCCTACCTTTATCGTAGCTGATGACTTGGAGGATAAGGAAATTAACAAAAACCCACGCCGACAAGAGGAGGTAGTAAAGTGGATAGATACCGCTCTTATTCCTACTATGGATGGTAAGTATCGCCGCTTTGTGCAGGCAAATAACCGTTTCGCTCCTGTGATGATACAGACAATGTTACAGGAAAAGCACCCTAAGTGGAAGGTACACCAAGTAAACGCTTATGATCCTGTAACCTACGCCCCTACGTGGGTGGGTAAGTACGACGATACCTACTTCTATGAGTTGGTGTATGGTGACAATGGGATTGGAGAGCTTGCTGCTAATGCCGAGTATAACAATAGTCCCTACATTGAGGGGGTAATTTTTAAAGAGGAGCAATTCCAATGGGTAAAACTTCCTCAACTTCGTACTATGGAGTACATCATCGGACATTGGGATATTGCCTACGCGGGCAATGCCACCAGTGACTACAATGCTGTAGTGGTCGAGGGTATTAAAGAGCGTAAGTTCTATGTGATTGATACCTTTTGCCGCCAGACGAAAATGCGGGCAGCTGTAGAATGGATGTGTCAGTTTCAAAAGCACCTGCCTGCAGGAGTTGTGGTGCATTGGCAGTATGAAGCGCAGTTTTGGAACGATGAGGTACAACGTACTATTCGCGAGGTAGAAAAAGAAACAGGCATTACCCTCAACCTTACCAAGCGTACCTTGGATAAGACTCGTAAGATAGACCGCATTATGAGTATGCAGCCTTACTATCAGAATGGGCGTGTATTCTATAACGAGAACCTCAAAGGATCAGTAGATATGCAAACGGGTACAGGACAACTCAAGAGTATAGAGCCCCAGTACAAAACCCACGACGACTGGCCTGATGCCCACCAAATATGTACTACCGACCTGGAAGCCTATATGCCTAACAATAGCTTTAAAGTGCTAATGGGCAAAATGAAAAACTTTAATAGATGGTAATTATGTATTATATCCGAAAAGAAAACCTTATTTCCAAAGCCTTTGAGCGGGCAATTGATGAGAGTAGCCAAGACTTTGAGCAGGCCCTCAGCGAGAGTGAAGCCGAACATATTGCCGTCTTTAAAACCCTTTTAAAGAGGTATTATGATGTGGAGAGTATTTTTGACCCAGAACGCCCCCACTACAATGTACTATTGGCACGTATGCTTACCTTCTTTGTCCTCTCCGACGTCTTTTCACGCAACGCCTATCGCAAGTATAACCCTAACAGCAATACCGAGAAACAAAAGGAATGGGCGGAGGGTATGTTGGACAAGCTCTCCAAAGGTATTTACATTTTAGAAGATTTGCCTAAACCTCCTGCCAGTGAAAAGGGAAGTTCGGCACGCTTCCTCTATGGTAACCTTACTAACAATGACTTTTATATCTAATAACCAATGAATATCTTACAAAAAGCCTATAACCGCGTACAAGCCTACTTTGTGGCTAAAGCTCCCTTTACAATGCTTAAGGTAGCCTTGGCGGGGCGTAGCAATAGTGCCCCTTCACAGAATATTAGCTACCAAGCCAAAATGTTGCGAGTGGAAACCCTTAACGATTGGAAAATGGGAGTAATGCTCGCTACTAACCCCGATAACCCCGAAAAGTTAAAGCTACGTCAATTATACGACAACTTAGAGCAAGACAACCATCTTGGCTCAGTGATTGAAAGTCGTATCGCCAAAACACAACAGTCACCTTTTCGCCTTGTGAACGCTAAGAAAGAACGCAATGAGGACGCTAAAGAGCTTTTGGAAACGATGTGGTTTCAGGACTTTATCAAACTTGTACTGATGAGTAAGTTTCAAGGCACTACCCTTATTGAGCTTTTTAATACCGATGAGAACGGCGAGCTTACCGAAGTAACCGAGATAGGGCAAGCCTACTTTAACCCCCTCAAAGGTATTGTACTCAAGGAAGCAGGCGACACTACAGGTACCCCCTACAAAGAGGGTAACCTCGCTAACTTCTACATCCAAGTAGGCAAGGACTACAACGATTTAGGACAATATGCTTTGGCTGCCCCTATTATCTTAGCTAAAAAACTTGGCTTAGGTTCGTGGCTCGACTTCATAGAAAAGTACGGCGTGCCTCCTCTGTTTATCACCACAGAAAGAGAAGACGATACACGCCTTAATGAACTCTTTGAAATGGCTACCAACTTCAAACGCAACGCCTTTATGGTAGGGCGTGGCAATGAAAAGTTTGAGGTGCCTAACATCTCACAAAACAACAATGCCGAAGTCTTTGACACTCTGATAAAGCGTGCCGATAATGAAATCTCTAAACGCTTTTTAGGCGGAACTGGTCTCACCGACGAGAAAGGCTTTGTAGGCTCTGTAGAGGTGCAGTTTGAGCTGGCCTCCTACCGCTTTGAAAGTGACAAACTGCTTGTAAAGCATATTATCAATAAGAAGCTCATACCGCTATTAGTGAAGCTCTCACCCGCTTATGCTCCTCTAAAAGACTTGCGCTTTGAATGGGACGACGAAGAGCCTCTAACAGCTGATAAACTCTGTAAAATGGTAGATACATTAGGTGTTTATTACGACTTTGACCCTGAACAAGTAGAAACCATTACAGGGCTTAAGATAGTAGGTATAAAAAGCCAAACCCCTAACCTCCTACCAGTGGAAGGCTCAAAAAAAAAAGCCTATACGATAACACCCTAAACGAGCGTTGGCAACTGCATCGAGCTCTTTTACGCGCGGAGGAACTTTATACCCATAGCCACTGCGAGTGCGCGCACGACACCCACTCCTTGGACCTTACAGGTTGGCTAAAAGTAATGGAGCAAATTGCCAAAGATAGATACAATGGCACCCTCAAAAAAGGTGAACTTTCTGACGGCTATATTTTAGAAACCTACAAAGAACTCAATGGGGCTATGTGGGAAGGATTTGGCAAAGATAACTTTAGGGTAAATAAGCAAACGGGAGCTATCTCACCCGAAGTACTCCAAATGCAGCGTAACCTATACAAGTTTAGCGGGGCAAAAAACTATGTACTCTTACAGCAGATAAATGAAATCTTACGTTCGGACAAAGGTAAGAACTGGCAAACATTCCTACAAGAAGTACAGAAGCTAAACCCTAAGTACAACAAGAACTACCTTCAAGCTGAGTGGCAAACAGCCAAACAAGCGGGCTACCACGCTGCTAATTGGCAGGAATATATGCGTATGAAGGACATCTACCCTAACTTAAAGTATATGACTGTAAAGGACAACAAAGTAAGGGAGAGCCACCAACTGTTAGAAGGATTTATAGCTCCTATTGACAGCAACTTTTGGAAAGTATGCTACCCACCCAATGGCTGGCGTTGCCGTTGCTACGTAGTCCAGACAGCCGAACCAGCTTCACAGGAACGCATTGCCCCTAGTACTCTTAGTGAGAAAGACTTTCCTAAAGAGTTTCGGGGTAATGTAGCCATTAGTGGGCAAGTGTTCAAAGAGGATAATACAAACCAAGGCAAACCTCACCCTTACTTTGCCCTCGCTTTAGATGCCGATAGCGACACCAAAAAAGCCTTTGAACTAAGCAAACTAAGCGCACCCTATACAGAAGTCTATGAGGCTAAAAATGGGGCTGTGGTAAAGGTAAGCCCCTTTGCAGACGAAAGTGACTTTGATAAAAACCTTAAAAGTGCTATTGTTATTGCCGATAACTTGGACGTAAGTATGAATATACGCCCGCATATAATTATTGAAGGGTATAAGAACCCAGAATATGAGATAAAAGGAAATATAGCCGACAGAAAAGAGTCTATATCTTACACAGGAATCAAAAAGAATTTAGAATACGCAAAAGCACAAGGAGTAGGAACTATTGTGTATGATATTACTGAGTTTAAAGGTTGGTCTGCAACTGATATTACAAAACATCTGAAAGGTAAGATAATGAACTATAAAGGAGCTGATTTTTTGAAAGAAATGTACTTTATCAATGGAAATAGAGCTATTTCTTTCACAAAAGAAGAGTTATTTAAAGACTATTTAAAAGTAGTTGAAAAGCTAAAATCATTAAAATAAGCAAAGCCTTAATGTCTAATAAATTAAACATCAAGGCTTTACTCTGGTAGCGGCAGGAGCGCCCTCCCCCCGCGAGTTGTAAAGGATAGCCTATTACACCGCAAAAGTACAAAATATTTTTTAAATAGCAAATAAAAATGATTTAAATTTTATTTATGGCAAATTTTCAGACACCAAACTTTGAGAATATGGCAAGGGAGATATTTAAAAACATATCCCCAAAGGTCGCCCAAAAAGCGCGTGCTTTCTTTCTACAATCTTTCATAAAACAAGGATTTACCGATGCTTCATTTATCCCTTGGGTAAAGCGTGTAGATGCGTTGCCCCATAAAACACTACAACAATCGCTTACGCTCAAGAATAGCCTGCGTATAGCCGAACAATCCCCTGAAAGGGTAGTGATTTCCGCAGGGGAAAAATTGAGCTATGTGGCTATACACAATGAGGGAGGTACGATCACTGTAAAGGTAACTGAGAAAATGCGAAAATACTTTTGGGCTATGTACTATAAGACACAGAATAGTCGCTACAAGTGGATGGCACTAACCGAGAAAGAAACCCTTACTATTCATATTCCTAAAAGGCAGTTTATAGGAGAAAGCTATACCTTGGACAAACAATTGGAAAAACTCATCATAGAGGAAATGCTACAAGCAGAAAAACACTTAACTTTTGAATAATGGAACATTGGCAAGACTTATACATAGAACTCGCTGAGCGTATCAGTGAGAAAATGCCCGAAATTCACTGGATAGACCTTTGGCATAACCAAGTAGGCTTCTTAGCTGATGAGCACCCTTTTGGTACGCCCGCTGTATTTATTGGCTTTCGCTCCGCTCAAATCAATGATATAGGCGAACTCGTACAAATAGTAGATTTGCAGGTAGATTTTTATTTGTATTACGAGACTTTCTTAGACACTTTCCAAGGGGCCTACAACCAACAAGGAGCGTTGGAATTTACCAAGAGCTTAGACGCTCTTTTTGGTAACTTTCACGGCACATCGGGCAGAAACTATAGCTCTATGCGTCGTATAGCTTTCGCCCCCGTGGATACAGGTACCGCGGGCAATCTATACCAGGTTACTTTTGAATGCAAGTTGCATGATCGTAGTGCTATGAAGTACTACGAACCTACTCAGGTGCGTTTAATGGTGGAAGATGAAGATAATAGGTTTTTTGTAGGAGTAGATTAGACCCTATTGAAGATAATGTTTTCAATAGTTCTCTCTGAGCGAAAGAACTTCTCTGAAAGTGTAGCCACTATATAACTATGAGTGTATTTTTTTTGCTCCGAGAGCTTGTAGTACTCCTCTCGGATAAGATTGTAGAATAGCAATGTAAATCGTCGTTGTTGTTTTGTTGTAGCTCCCATTTTATTCCCTTTTAAGTTGCAAAATTAAAAAAACACCCGCTTATTTCCAAATTGGATTTTAACGGGTGTTCAAATAAAAACAAAAATGACACATCAAAACTTCCTCATCTTTTTACAAAGCCTATCCAAGTCATCGGAATAGCTCTCTGTGCGATTCTCTTGATAGCGGAATTGTTCGTGGGCTTGTTGGTTTTGAGTAACCACTACCTCGGTGCGCTCCTGATCATACTGTCGGAATATACTCATCAGCTTTGGCATACTGATACGCTCGTATAGCTCGCCAAACTCACCCGAAACAATCCTCTTGAAGATAAGTGAGAGTTCTGAGAGCTTCAAAAAAGAATAATCTGTGATGATTTGCTCTGTACATAGGGTTATTTGTGCTTCGGAAAGGGGATTTTTTAAGTTTAGCAGCTCGTTAAGCTCAATGAGCCATAGGGCAATGTAACTTCTTAAAAACGCTTGTCCCTTACCTTTCTTAATATCTACCAAACTTACAGTATTACGACTCAGTGCGTCACTCACTCCCTTGATCGTTACACTGCGCATAAGACAGTTATTCAGCGAATAGGCCTCTAAGAACTTCTCGTTTGAAATTGTCGCTAATTCGTTGGGTCTTACTACTATTACCTCGTTTTGCATTTTGTAATATCTTGTTTAATTGTGAATTGATATATTTCAAATCGGTGTTTCGTTGATGGAACTCGTCTAACTTTTGCCAGTTCTGTAGCAAGTACTGCCAAGTGGATAAGGCCTCTGTCTCATCGGCTGAATTATTCGTAAGGTAGGTGATGATTTGCTTGAGGGCTTTTCCGTCTGCTCCAGTGAATTTTGGAGCAAATCCAAACAATCTATTATAGAAAGCAAACCACTCATCCAAGAATAGGGCGTATAAGCTCGGGGGGTTCGCCTCTTCCTCTCGGTAGGTAACTCTATCCCCCCAACTGCCCTGCCACTCTTCTATGAGACTCTCTAATGGCGGAATAAGCAGGCCTATTTGTTTGAGGTACTCGCCCTCCAATGTGCCCTTCTTGACCTCTAACTTAGAGAATTTACCACCTTTATAGGTTAATTTCACGACTACTGCACAACTGCGTATGGTTACTATATAGGTCATTTTCCGAAATTTAATTATCTGTCCATAAGATAGTTATTCCTTCTATTAACTCTGTTATTTCTTTAACAAAAGGTTCTATATCTGTATCCTCTACCTCTCCCGAGGAGAGGTCTAAAGAGACATTTAGTATTAACACCTTGGCTAAAATAGTATTCTTTTTAACTTCTTTAAGTGCTTTGATAACTTTTTTAAACTCTTCTATTACTTCTTGTTTATCCATTTTTATATTGTTATATGTTATACTTCTACTTTTGTTTTAGTGAGCTGTTTGCCACAATCGGAACAAAATACAGCAGTTATCGCTACGGTACAATACCCTCCTATGGTGCGTAATACTTGGCGCTTGTGAGGGCATTTGTCACTTGTCGTTTGTCGTTTGTCACTTCTTTTCATATCGTTTCTCAATTATCTTTTCTAATGCTCCTATTACCTTACTGACTTCCTTAGTAGTCATTTCCATTAATGGCTTTTGTACAGGGCACCTCTTACTTAGCATAAACTTACCCAATCGTTGAAGGTCGGGGATCATTGGATTATCCACCTGCACCCAACCCAATTCGTGGCACTTAGCCAACAAGCTAAGGTGTTGCATATTATGGCTGTCGAAATGTGCTGCAAAGCTATAGTTATAGCCTAAGTAGTCTAATATTTCAAAGGCTTCTATCTCTTTCAGCTCCTTGCTTGAACCCAGCTCCCTTCCTACAAACCCCGATAAGAATGCCATTCGTTCCTCTCTATCCCCAAACCTCTTACTTAAGAGGCTTTGCAGGATCTTGATTTGTCGTATGCTTATCATATTTTTGTTGTTTAAAATAATTGCCAGCGGTGGCTCACCGCTTTAAATCGTTTTTAAAGGTTGATTAAAACCCTGCCTTAGGGGGTCTCTTATGGGCGTCCCCTTAATACAAACGACGCACTAAGGTCAGGGTATATTTGTTCCCCCTTCGGGGGTTAGGGGGACTATATAGCCGAAAACTGCAATAGTATATTCTGCCACTTGCCGTGCTTGTCCTTTTCGTAAAAGCGGATATAATCCTTGGAGTGGTTATACTGATAACTCTCACGGAATAGTTCACACGCCTTGGAGAAATTCGGGTCAGCAAACTTGCTCTCATACTTGTAGAGCTTCTGAATGTTATCGGGGTCAAGTTCGCCCTTCTTACGCTCTAATAGTGAGAGGATAAACTCCTTAGTACCCTCATCGCCTGAGTAGCGGCTCTCTATGAAGTCAAAGATATACTTCTCCGCCTCAGTGGCACGTTCGTCATAGGAGCCTTTGCCTTGCCTGTTGTACTCCACCTTAAAGGCACCAAACTCCACCTTAAAGCTACCTTTGCCCTCAGCATGTCGCCCGCTGTACTCCTTTAGCAGGTCATGCAGCGTGTCCAAGGTCTCAAACGAATGTTGTTTGAACTCTGTTAGCCGCTCATTGATGTCCTTAGCTACGGTGATAAGGCTGATGATCGCATCGGCTTTCATTGCCTCATAGGATTTTTGTTTTTCTTGTCTCTCTTTAGCGTTTAACTCTTTTGCACGCTCTATAAGTACTGAACGCTCCTCGGCACTTAGTTGTGATAAATCTACACTCATGGTAATATCTATTTTTAAATTATTTACTTATTTTTATTTTTTTTGCAATAAACTCAACAATATCGACAGTTACAGCATTACCTATGAGTTTATAGCGTTGTGTCTTTGCTATAGGTTTTATTGTGCCGTTGTAATCGCCATATTGTGTCCAGTTGTCAGGAAAACCCTGCAACCGTTCGCATTCTATTTCTGTCAATCTACGTACACCATCAAGTAAGTTATTTTCTTGAAAAGCATTACTCGATATAGTAGGGCAGATTTTGAGGTCTGCACCTTTATTTTTACCTCGCGAACGTTGTTTTATAATAAAGTCAGAATTGTGCCTTGTTAGAGCGGGGCTTATTCCTTCTTCGTCAAAAACTCTATTTTGTTGATAGGGCTGCCTGCCGTTGGATTCCTTAGACGGATTTAGCTGTATCACAGTCATATCAGAGTGTAGGCCTCCTGAGTGCCCTCCGCCTGTGAGGGTTGCTGCAACCTTGGGTATTATATAGGTGTCGTCAGGTCGCATTGCTCCACTTGCTTTGAGAGTTGTACTAATCGGGGCTTGTAATTGACTTTCCGTTTTTTCTGTAACAGGGAAATCATTCTCTCCGACAGGAAATACTCCTGGCTGACTTCTGCCATCAAGATGTCCGATAAGGTAAATCCGCTCTCTATTTTGGGGTAGTACCCAGCTTGTATTAAGCAATTGTTGTTCAAATCGGTAACCATCAATGTTGGCAAACGCTTGGAAAAGCGCCCAAAAGTCCGCGCCAGCGTTTGAGGAGTAAGCTCCCTTAACATTTTCCCAGATAAAAAGAGTTGGTCGGACGTGAGTAATGAGGGCAATTGCATGCTGGATAAGGCTACTTTTGTTCCCTTTAAGTCCAGCACGCTTTCCAGCAAGGCTGAAATCTTGGCAAGGCGATCCGAAAGTGATAATGTCTGCTCCTTCAATGTCTGCGGGCTGAAGAGTGGTAATGTCTCCGAGGTTTTTTGCATGTGGAAAATTGTATTTATAGTTAGCAATAGCATGTTTGTCTATCTCACTAAAATAGTGCTCTGTAAAGTGGTAGCCTGCTCTCTGAAATCCGAGAGAAAAACCACCTATTCCACTGAATAGGTCAATTATTTTCATTTGTAAATTAGAAAATTATCTTGCTACTTTTGCCTTATATAATTTGTTTGTCTCTATTGGTTCCCATCCCTTTTCGGCTTCGTTGTACCACATCAGCACCCTGTCCTGATCGTACCTAAGATAAGGAGACTCCCACTTATCCTTATTTTCCTGTATCCATTCGTAGATGGTCAGTACCACTATTGGTACACTTGTCCTATAGCCTGCATGATATTGGTGTATCATGGTACGCTCTTGTGCTGTTAAGGACTGTAAGAAGTTATCCAGCCTTAGTACGTCCATATATAGTTGTTTCATTGTGCTATTATTTTTCGTTTTTCACTCTTGATTATCTGTGGAGGCTCTCCACTTTTATCTATCATTTTCAGTAATATCTTGGGGTAAATACGGTAAATATTCTCCATTTGTAAGTGTATCATTAGCTCTACATCCTCTCGGTCAAATACCCCTTCTCTGAGTGCCTTTCCGTAGTATTTGGCTATCTCGCCCTCTACATAGACCTCCCACTGCTTGGCAAACCAATTTAGTAAATGGTCATTCTTTGCTAATATCCTTGGATCCACTAAAGTTTTCCTCTGTTTATGCACCTGTTCACACCATTTTTCAAAGTACATCCCTTGTAGTTGTTCGTATGCCCAGTACTTGCAGTCCAAGTAATAAAGTAGGCACTCTCTAAATGTCTTTTGCTTTTCTATGGTTTCCATAATTTTTACTCTTCACTTATAATTGTGCTATGGTATAACTCTGCTTTCTCTTTGTCTATGGTAAGTACCCCACCAGGACAACGCCCCGATATATTGCATGCTAAGCCTTCCACTCGTATAATAACCTCTGCGAGCTTCTTACAAAGCCTTGCCACTGCTATATCGGGTTCCCCCTTCTCTTCGTGAGCGAGGAAGACAAACAATACATTGCGGTAATGCTTGCCCCATTCCCTAAGTTTAGGGGCTGTTAGCTCGTCTTTATAAACTGTGGTATTGTCTATAATCACCACTTTAGGGGCACGTTGCTTAGCTAATGCTTTCTCTATCTCGGTAAGTTCTGTATAGGGTACTATCTTTAACTTGCGGTTGCTGGGGTCAAGCCCACTACGGATATATGCCTCTTGAAAGGACTTACTAATGCCCTGCTCGGCACTTACATACATCACCTGTTCAAACTTGCTCAAGTATTCCGCTAACATTAGCGAAAACCACGTTTTCCCCTGCTTCTCTCGCCCATAGATAATCCAAAACCCACCTACTTCGGGATTGCCAAGAGCTTTCTCCCATACTCCCTCAAAAGGGAAGGTTTTATAGGTTTTTTCAAGTAGTTGCTTTCCGTATATACCTTTTATTCTTGCCATTAGCTTAACTTAATTAAATTCTCCAAATATCTAAGTCTCTTCCAATCCGAAGGGGTTACATCCTTTGTGTTAAGGTCATTCGGATTCATACACTTACGCACGAGTTTGTCCACATCCTCCTTTTGCTTGGCATTTACCGATGCCACATCACCCAATAATTGTATGTAAAACTCCCTACGATCATCCGTTCCTTGGGGGACAATTGAGGTGATGTCAAAGAAGCGGTCGAATATCTCAGCATAACCTACCTTTTTATGAGCAATACCACTCTCTATCTTTGCCCTTAGTCCGTCGGCTCCCATCATATACCAAGCACATTCACCTTGGGTAGCGTTCCATAGCTCTTTGAGTTCGAGGAAAGCGTTGTAGTCCAAATCTCCTGCCTCGTCAAGTACAATAAGAGGTTGTTCTAAGTAAATAAGACACATCTTGATACTTGCCTTTACATCTACATACTTACCTGTATTATCCACCCCTATAGTCTTAGCAAGCAATCGAATAAACTGCTGTTTGGTCTTCGCTTGGGAGCAATCCACATAGAAAGCATTTTTGAGCTTACGAACAATGTGTCGAGAGCAAAAAGTCTTACCAATACCACAATCATCTACCAAGATCATAGATTTGCTGTACTCCTTGCAGTAGAGTAGGTTATCTTCTATTTCAGTATATACCGCTGTACGAGCCACTTTCCAAGCGTTATCCCTTACCTGTACACCCAGCTGATGAGCAATTACCAACCATTGGGTGTCGCTAATGAGTTTCTCCACTTCTCCTTTTTTAAGTCGTGAAAGGATAGCCCCCTTGAGGTTTAGGCGTTTGGCATAGTCGGCATCGGATCCTCCATAGTTCTCACGGTCGGAAAGAATCGCTTCCCTTACCTTATTTTTAAAGTCTATTGATAATTTCATATAGCATATTTTTTTCTCCAATTTTTAGTATATTCTGTCCCTGTACTGGGATTGTAGAGGATTTGTCTGTCGTCTTCCTCCATAGTATCGTAGTCGTCCAATATTTCTACTTCCTCTGCTTCGCACGCCTCGAATCGCTTGAGATTATTAATTACAAAAGAGCGTTTTGGCTTCGGTGTCCTGTCTATCACCCCTATAGGAGTAATCTCTTTGCTTTGGTGCTGTACATAGCGTACAATGGTCATTGTATAAGCATTTTGCAGCGCCTTGATAAGGGTGTCTTCTTCGGTTTGCTCGGCTTGTGCTCTTTGGAAACGTGGCATCGGTTGCACCTCACATACATAGCGGTTACCACAGTAAGCAATTGCCTTTATAAGTTCCCCGTCATTGCCGTCCAACCAATACACCTCTATATCCTTACCTTCTATCTGTTTCATTTTCTCAATAAGTGGGTCGCCTGTAAGTATCTTTCCCGCTTCGGCTATTGCCATTTTTTGTCTGTTTAAGCTGATAAAACCTTGTTTGCAACTGGTCTTAACAGAGTAACCAATATAGGGCAATATAGCTCGGTAGTTCGTCTCTGGTAGACTTTCCAATTGGTTATTGAGAAAATATTCCCAACGGCTTACGCTTGGATCTTCATCGTGAGGTTCATTGTTCCAATCCTCTATATCGGCAAGGCGTGCCTGCACGAGTTCATTATAAGGGATAATCTTGGTAGCACCTTTGCCCGCTTGGTTGGCTTCGTTCTTAGCAAAGGGGCGAGGGATCCATCCGTCGGCATATTTTTCTTTGTTGTTACGCATCTTGCCAAACATACGTTCTATATACTTCCCCTTGGCGTTATTGGCTTCCACTCTTACCTTTTGGAACATATACCCCTCTCTAAGGAAGGTGTCGCTAAAGCTACTATTAAGGGAGCTTTCGCACTCCAACTCATAAGGGAGTTTTAGCCCCCATTGGTGATAGTTCCTTACTAATTGTCTGTAGAACTCAAGGATAATCCCTTCTTTGCTCTTTCCATAGACAAAGGCTGTCATACAGCGGCTGGCAATATCCACCCCAATGTAGAACCATACCCTTTTTCCTTTTTCATACCAAAATGGAGGTTGTCTGTCGTCAATGGAGAGGATAGACCCTGCTTTGTTGGGTAAGTCCGTTTGTGCATAGGGGATAAATTGCCCCATAAAGGCTTGTCGGTTTCCGCTTCTGAGATTGTAGGAGATGATTTTCTGCTCCCAACTCATCAGATAGGCTTTGATAGTACTTTCGCTCAAGGCAGGGAAGCCCGTAGGTTCGTATAGTTCTCCTGTTTCCTTGTTGAATACTTCTATATAGCCAGCCAAAAAGGCATCATATTGCCGAGATATATCAGTAGGAGTAGGCTTATGGGTTTGTCCTACGAATAAGCCTTGTAGTACCTCTATGACACGCTCATCTACCTTTCGGGCGTTCTGCTTACCCTTTCCATAAGGGTCCTTGATAACGGAGAGGAGTCCATCGGTTTTAAAGGCTTTTAAAGTGTTTTTAAAATGCCTTAAACTCTCAGGCAGGCTATGCTTACGACTTGGGGGCAAGCTCTCGTTAAAGCTCACTGCATCGGTAAGTAAGCTTTGAGCAAGTCCCTTGGTAGCACTCTTTTTATGCAATGCCTTGCGAATATTGAGTCGTTCTTGCTCAAGGGTAACCAAGGCTTGCAGGGTAGTAGCATTGATGATGTAGCGGTCTATCTCTTCATCGGTAAGGTGCTTGTCCCCACGTTTCCATTCACTATAGAAGCGTATCGTTTCGTCTTTTACTTGATAATATCGCTCTAACAGATGACCCGCTTTTCGTGGATCACCCAGTGCCTCTTGTATCTCCTTGGGGAGAGTGTCATAGTCTATCAGTAGCCTACGCCCATTCCCACCCGATTGGAGTTTCTTAACACCATAAGGCCTACCTTCACTGCGGGAGATAGCACTCTGTAAGGACTTGAGCACATTCCAATACTTAGGAACCAACTCTTCCACCTCCACTGCAACTTTATTATGTAACCATAAATAGGGCATAATCTTTTCTTTTTTGCTCCCTAATGCGATTTCGCTTCGCCAGCCTTTCGGCTGTCAGTCCTACTGACTTAGGGAAAAATTCGCTACCTTTGTAGCCTTAAACAAAATATATATTCATGAAAATTGATATTCAAGATGCTATTGAACAACTTAAAGAGCTCAAAAAGGAAATAACCAACCTAAGATTAGAAATAGCCAAAAATCTCGTTTCCGTCTCCTCCGCAATTCTCGCCATATTGATTGCCTTAAAGAACGGAGCATCTGACAACACTCCCCTTTTGCATTATGCATATGTACTCTTTCTACTATGTATCCTCTCTGGTTTAATGTTACTATATGGCGTACTAAAGCAATTTCGCAAGATGGGCAAAGATTGGTTGGCACTAATAATATCATCCTCCCTTGAAGGCTCCTCCTGTTCTGATACCAAACCAATAGTTTCCTCAAAATACGATGGCTTCTTAAAGGTTTTGGAAATAGTTTGCATTTTTTCATTTCTAATGGCTTTAGTATTGCTTATTTGGCATTCATTTTTGTAGCTTGTACTCCATACTACATTAGTTCTGTTCTCAATTCCCTTCTGACTAATATCCCGAAGAAGGTTTCTTTTGTCTCTATAACTTGGTGACTCCAATCTCTATTGATATGGTGTATCACCTGCTTTTTAATCCATTTTTGTATTAACTTTCTCATAAAAACTATTTTTGAAGTTTGCTTTCCAAGGTAGGTGCGACCTACTACATGTTAAATTTGTAGCCGTAGAGGCTTTCTCCTCTGAAGAGGAAACAATCAATCTAAATTATCAGGGGCACTCTTTTCAAGTTTCACGTTCTTCTCAGCATTGGAAACAGCTGAAAGCAATACAGTCTGCACTTGCTGATTTAACTTTTTAATCTCCTCTTGAACTACTTCTCGTACCAATGGTGCGAGAAGTTTCTTTATTAACTTTCTCATTTTGCTATTGTTTAGGTTGATTTAATTTCTCTTGCTCTGCTTTTACTTCTGCCAAAACCTCAAAGAGTGTTACCTGATGTACTTGCGGCAAGCCCTTCACTTCTTTTAGTGCCTGCATTCCTTGCCTTATGGTTAGCAGTTGCTCGGCGAACGCCTTATTGATATACCACTTACCTGTACTCGCCTTGTAAAAGTGCTGAGGATGCTTACGAATGCGAGCGTGATACTGCCCACTGGTTACCGAGTAGTTATGTAGTAGCAACCACTCCACGTATGGCAAGGCTTCCATTCCATACACATTGAGAGACTTAGGCATTTTGATGATCGTTTGCAGGGCGATTTTCTCCATTTCAATAAAGTAACGGCGTATTTTCCTACCCTGCTCATTCCTTTCTACCATTGCTAACTCTTTAGCCATATTAGTAGTAATAAAATAGTCCTTTCTGTGTCTAAAACCTCCATGTGTTGTCGTCTTGACTTCCCCATCTTGGGAAAAAGTTTGATTTTCAATAAAATAATCTTCATTTAGAGTAAAACCATACTCCATAATTCTACCCTGTATCCAAGTAGTAAATTTTCTACCTGTTTGAAGCTTTCCGTGAAGCTCGCGGGCATCTACTAACTGTATACCCTTTTGCTCTGTGATGTTAATTAATTCGTTCATAATGAATCATTTAAAACGTTGTTGATTTCTTTTTCATACTTTTTGTACTCTTTACAAATAGTATCAGCCGTTTCGCTGTTTCGTGTTTTGTTTAGGCACTGGCGTATATAAGTTTTTGATAGCCCAAACTTTACTGATAATTTTTCTACCACTAAAGGGTTGAATTTTCGAGGAATTTTTATACCTTTGTCCATTCGCAAATTTGTTTTGTTTAACGGTGCAAAGTTCGAAATAAATTTCGAAACAAACAAATAATTTTCGAATTATTTTTCGATTAAATGTTTAATTTATTGGTTATGAGTACAATTAATGAAAGAATAAAATCCCTTGTTGATCATTTTTCTCAAGGAAATAACAGTGATTTTGCTAATAAAATTGGTATAAATGAGGCTAATGTTCGAAATTATATAGCTAACACAGAACCCAAATTTAATGTATTAGAGAAAATTGTAAACAATTTCGAAATAAATTTCGAATGGTTGCTTACAGGCAAAGGAGAGATGCTTAAAACAGAAAAACCTATAGTAAAGATAGTAGAGGGAAGAGACCTTGTGCCTAAAGTAGTAGTTGTGAATGAAGAAAATGATGAGGCTTTTATTCCTTTGGTGGAGTACAAGGCGCAAGCAGGCTATCTTACTGGTTATCTCGACGAAAACTATATAGAAAAGCTACCAATGTATAGTGTACCTGGACTCTATGGAGGTTCCTTCCGTATGTTTCAAGTAAAAGGGCTTTCTATGTACCCAACCCTGCAGGATGGAAGTTATGTAATAGGTGAATTTGTGGAAAGCTGGGAATATATGACGGATAATCGGGTATATATTATAGTTACAGTCAATGAGGGTATTATAGTCAAAAGGGTTAAAAACCGTATAAGAAAGTATAAATCATTATACTGCTCCTCCGATAACCGAGAGTATGGAAATATAAGGATTCCTATTGAAGATGTTAAGGAAGTATGGGAAGCCAAAATGCACCTATCTTTTGAGTTCCTCGACCCAGTAACCAACTACCAAAAAATTGCAGATCTTGAGGTGGATATACACAATCTTAAGGAACAAATTAAGCATTTAAAAGAGGAAAAAGATACAGATACACCTATAATGTTAGATAAATAACTAAAAATAAGCAGGTTATATATTTTATTCATTTGCAAAATACCCCCAACTCACGCCCTAACCTTATCATTTTAACTAAAAAGGGGCTTTTTACCCCCAAAACTCGTGCTTAAAAATATACGCATTTGCATACCCAACTGCATACCCAACTGCATACCCAACTTTTTTGGGAGGTTTTTTCGGGGGTACTTCTCACCCTCCTTTTCGGGGTGTTTTATAGGGCTTTTCAATGGGCTTTAAAGGCTATTTCAAGGCATAAAAAAAGCCCTCAAAGGGGCTATTTTAGTGGGTTTGGGAGGTTTTAGGGGCAATATATAGGAGGTTATCCATATAGTAGGTATATTCTGCCTATTCCTGTACAATTTGGGACATTATTTCGGGACATTTTTTGCATATAAATGTAGCCTTTTGTACATTTCGTTTTGTCCTTGTTTTGGGGATTTTTTGCTTCAATCCCTTTATTTATAGGGCTTTCGAGGCTTTTATATATTTTCCAATTTTAGTACCCCCTATTCTGTTGTTTATAGAAGAATATGAAATAGTATATTATAATGTAAATATTGAAAAAAGAGATTAATTATGAGACAAATTTTAAAGAAATCAGTAATTTTAGCTTCTTTAGTAACAGTAGTTGCTTGTAGCAAAAGTGAGGAATCCTTTAGTGATCAATTATCAGGCTTGAAGGCTGTAAATTTTTCTGAACAAGCAGAGAAGGTGGAGACAGAAAAACCAACAGGAAGAGTTGTTGGTGGAAAGTTAGAATATTTACAGACAGTAAAAAAGCAGCTTTTATTATCTCCTGTAGAAATAGTAAATGATAGAAATTTAGATGTTATTTATCCTGGAAGTGTCTTAGATGGAGAGTCTTTTTTGAATGGTACATATAATGTTCTTACAGTTAAAAATCCTAAAGATATAACTCTTTCTACTACTTTACAGGGGCCAGCGGCTTCTGTTAAAACAACGGCAAAGCCTGAATTAAGTGATGTACGTGAAAAAATTAATAGTTTGGTAAGTCAAAATAGTACAGCTGTTGACTATAATAATACAGCAGCATATCTCACTTATATTTCTAATGAGGTTTTTTCTCAGGAAAGTTTTTGTAAATCTTTTGGAATTCATGCTTCTGTAGAAGTGCTAAAAGGTTTGGTGAAGGGTAATTTTGGTTATGAGGAATCCGAACTTAATATCAACAGCAAGAAATATGTACTTATAAAAGTAAGACAACAATTCTATAATGTAGCTGTAGATCCTAAATCAGCTGATCAGTGGGGGGATGTTGAAAATATAGGTGCTTATGAACCTGTATATATCAGTAGTGTAGATTATGGACGAGTAGCGCATTTGTTGGTAGAAACAGATGAAAAAAGTTCAGAGGTGACTAAAAAAATACAAGCAGGAATTAGTGCTACTTTCCCTAAGGTAGGAGGTAGTCTGGATTACAATAGACAAGAGGAAGCAAGAAGATATTATCGAGATAAGAAGATAACAATAATGATTGCAGGAGGACCTTTATCCACATCAAAGGCTGTTACAGATTATGATACTTTTATGCAATTTTTAACAAATCCATCTCCAGAAGATTTGGTTAAAGCATCTGCACCAATAGGCTATAAGGTGAGAACCTTAAAAGATAATAGAGAAGTGGCTGTTCGTGTGATGTATACAGATCAGCGTTTAGTAACAAAATAATCCTTTAGATCTAAATAGGCTGTCCATTGGGGCAGCCTATTTTTGTTATATTGTGGGTAATCCTGCTTCTTCCCAAGCGAGGATACCTCCCTCTAAGTTTGTCAAATGAGTATAACCTTGACTTAGTAAAAAAGCAATAGCTTTTTGGCTTCTTACACCAGAACGACAGCCGATAATAACCTTTTCATGGGTTGGAATTTGGGTAAAATTCTCGGGCAAAGTCGAGAGAGCAAGGTGTAGGTAACGGGAGGTATCATAGCGTTTTTGGCTCACTTCATCTGTTTCTCGTACATCCACAAGGAGAGTTCCTTGTTGAGTAAGTTCCCAAGCTTCTTGTGGGGTAACATGTTGTATTTCTGTCATAGTTGTTTTTATAAAGTTAGGGCTTCTTTGATACGGCGTAGAGCCTCGCGAAGGTCTTTTTCACTGGTAGCATAGGAGAGTCGCAAGCAGCGAGCATTGCCAAAGGCTTCTCCTGTTACGGTGGCTACATGGGCTTCTTCTAAGAGGTACAGGGCTAAGTCTCCTGCATTATGGATGGTTTTTCCTCTCAGGGTCTTGCCAAAATAGTAAGATACATCAGGGAAGAAGTAAAAAGCTCCTTCAGGGAGATTGGTCTTGAATCCTTCTATTTCGTTGAGTAATTCATGTACTATATCCCGACGGTGACGGTACTCGTCTATCATATATTGTATTTTGCTCAAGGGAGCTTTCAGGGCGGTGATACTAGCGCGCTGAGCTATACAGTTGGCGCCGCTGGTGATCTGTCCTTGCATCTTGGCACAGGCCTTGGTAATCCAAGCGGGAGCTCCCATATATCCCATGCGCCAACCGGGCATCGCAAAGGCCTTGGAGAGGCCATTAACAGTAATAGTACGCTCATACATCCCTTCTATTTCAGCCATGGAGGTATGTTGTCCTATATAATTAATGTGTTCATATA